AGGGTATTGAGAGATACCATAATGAAGCACAAGGTGGTGATCTTGAAATAGAAGACGATATAGTGGATTCTAATGCCTTGCAAGAAACAAAACCTGACCTCACAAGTGAAGATCCATTAAAGAGGCCCCCTGATACATGGTATCAGCGTGATGTGATATTAGACTCTCCAAGTGACATTACTATTAGAACTCATGAAGAAACTTTTAGTATAGTTGCGAAGAATACTGTGAGAGTTCTTTATCATAGAGAACGTGATGGTGTGAAGCACTTTTCAAATGGTTTGATGGTGTTTACAAATTATATATTGTTACCATGGCATGAAGTTAAGGAAAACTTTGGAGCGTTGATTACCGTATGTAGAAAAGAAAAAGTAACAGGCTCAAAGGTTGGTAATGCAATATTTAAAAACTACATATCTGAAAAGGAAGCATATAAATTCCCAGATAAAGATCTGTGTCTTTTACGAGTAGAAAATACTGGTAATGTTAAAGACCTGAGGAGTTGTTTTCCTACTACGCGCCTGGAGAATCCAGGGCCAATACAAATTGTATATAGGAATCGAAGCGGGAAGGTTGAGAGTTATACAGGTATAAACACTATATATAAGAGATATGCTTGTAACGATTATAGTAACCGCAATGATACTAATACTTCACACGGTTATATGTCTAAAGTTACAACGTTTGCAGGACTATGTGGTGCCCCTTGGATAACGGTAGGGAACAATAGAGCATGTATATTAGGCATTCATGCTGGAGGTCATGTTGAGACTGGCATTGGAATGTCCTATTCACTAACCCAAGAGGATATTGAAGGTTTGATATCACAGCATAATATCACTGTTTTCAAGCAGGGAGGTTTTGAATATGAGTCTTTTGGTATAAAACTTTATGATAGCAAGATACATCAGAAGAGTCCTTTGGCTCAAGAGAGTTTTCCTGGAGCATACATGGTTGGTTCATCAACTAAAAGATCAAGTTTTGATACTACAGTTCGGAAGACACTTATTTCTGACGATGTTAAAACAGAGTTTGATATTAAGGAGGAATGGTCTCCTCCATGTTTACGTGGACCCACAGGTACTGATAAAAGACATTATATAAAACATGTCTTAGGAAAATTGGTAGATAAAGTGGGGTATCCTGTAGAGGAGGTTGAGTATGCTCGCCAAGATCTGAAGAATCAGATATTTAAGGCTCTAGAAGAAGGCTATGATGGTGATAAAAACTTCTGGAGAGATAGCATACGTCCTTTAGAAGGAGATGCTATATACCTTGGTGAAGAAAATGAACCTATGCTGAAAGCAATGAATTTTCAGACATCTGTAGGGAAACATTTAGGAGGAGCCAAAGAAAGATATTTTGATATCGTGGACGGTAAACGAACCCCACATGATATCATTCGTGAGGATTATAATCGCAAAGAAGAAAAATGGAAAAATTGTGAACGGACTTTTGAAGTATATTCAGCTTATCCAAAAGATGAGGCGATCACAAGTGAGCAATTTTCACGGAATAAAGTTAGAACTTTTTATGGTAGTGACATCACACATCAGGCAGGTATGCGAAAAATTTTGTTACGAATGACACGGTTCTTTTATTGTCGTCCAGATGCGTCAGAATGTAAGGTGGGAATTAATGCCCATCATACCGATTGGAATAAGTTTCTCAAATATATTGATAAAATAGAAGGAGATAACTATATAGCCGGTGATTTTAAAGGTTTTGACATATCTATGAACCCAAAAGTACTACGGGCTGCATGGGATATTCTTACGGATATAGCAATATGGACCGGAAATTTTTCGGATGAAGATATGAATATGTTTAAGACATTAGGAGAGGAAATTGTTAACAACATAATAGACTTTAATGGAGATTTAATTAGTATTCCTGGGATTATTCTTTCTGGTATTATAGGAACTTCAATATTAGGTGGATTGTGTGTATCCCTACTTTTGAGAATAGCTTTCTTCAAAAATTATAAGCACCTTGGACAGTTTAATAAATATGTGCGCCTCGGTACTTATGGAGATGATTTTGTAGGGAAAGTAAGTTTGGACTGTCCTCTTTTCACAGTAGATAATATTATAGGTACACTAGATCCCGGAGGGATAGTTATGACCAATTGTTGGAAAACTGATGAGAAAGTTTCTTATATGAAACGGAGTGAGCTTGAATTTCTTAAAAGGAGCTTTACGTATAATGGTGACTTTGGGTTCTTTGTAGCAGCATTAAATATAAATTCCATACACAAAATGTTATGTTATAAGACTCGAAATTCTCTTGACGCACTTTACCATTCAGTAGTTGTTATTGAAAATGCTCTTATTGAGTTAAAATTTCATGGTCGTACTACCTATGAAAGATATAGGGAAGGTTTTAGGAGAATATTGATCAAACATGGCATATTAGATTATTCGCGTCAAATAGATGTGTCATATGATCAAGCAGTTTCACAGTGGAAGGATAAATATATATATGGCAAAGAAACTGTTGGAATTGACGTGAACACTCCATTAATTATAAAAAGGGGTGTTGATTTCGATATGAGAACTATCGAACAATTAGGAGCTGAAGTTAAGAAGTGGAAGGAACGTAAGATGTTAACCGCTCTGAACGATGCTCCAATAAATAAAGGTCTGTATGACCTTGGCGTGATTACCGACCTCCTTGATGAAAACTGTGAGTCAGGAGTGTAGGCAGCCGAATATACAAAAAATCAGTTAAACTACGCTGGCCGAGTTGGCCCAAAAATTAATAATAGAAAAAGAAAAAGAAACTTGTAAGGTAGCAGACCTTCAAAATCTGCTAGAGATGGATGTCTCGCAAAATATATTTATAGTACCACAGTCTGGATTGCAGACTGGTACAATAACGTTCCGTGACGGTCAAGCACCCTCTACAGATGTAACTATGGTTGCAAACGATGATAGAGAGCGTGTTTATGACCCTGAATTAGATCTTTCAAAATTCCTGGAACGCCCTGTATTAATACAAACCTTGTCGTGGGGCAATACTTTGTTGTCTCCTAGTTTTAACCCTTGGGCTCTGTTTCTACAGAACAAGCGTGTTATAAATAGGTTAACAACCTTTAATCTAATTAAAGGCACACTGCATTTGAAATTTATGGTTAATGGCAATAGTTTTCTGTATGGGAGAGCTATGGTGAGTTATTTACCATTGCAGAGTTTTGATGGTACATCACAGATATCTGGGCTTGTGCCACAAAATAGGATACAGTTATCACAAATGCCTCGCCTTTTCTTAGACCCAACGACGTCACAAGGTGGGACTATGACTTTACCATTTTTCTATCCAGAAGATTATATAAATATGAAAGCAGCAACATATTTAGAAATGGGAGAGATAATAATCTCACAAATAGCAGGATTGAAAAATGCAAATGCAGCATTGGGAGTTGGTGATGTAGTACCAATATCTGTATATGCATGGATGACAGATGCTGTTTTGGGTGGTCCTACTAATAATAATGCTTATCATCTTGTACCACAAGCTGGTGAAGAAGTTGGTGATAAGCAAAAGATTGTATCTCAAACTGCAACTGCAGTAGCGGATGCAGCGGGAGCATTGAAGAAATTACCTGTAATTAAACCCTATGCCACAGCGGCAGAGATGGGTGCAAGGACAGTATCAAAAATAGCTTCTGCATTAGGCTATTGTAGACCTTTGAATATAAACCCGCCAGGTGTTTATGTACCACGTATGATGTCTACAATATCCGAAACAAACACAACAGACATATCAACACCATTGTCTACAGATTTT